TCAGAAATTTCCCTAATTAGAATGGTTTCATCTTTGATGGTAATAGTCTCTTTAAGCATCTTTATACTTATAGAAAGAATACTCTCGGAAACTCTTAAGATTCGCCAGTTTATATAAGTTAAGAATAATGTAAAACTTCCTAAACCTATACTGGCTAATAAAGTACCTACTATAAAAGCATCCATATTAATCTTCTAATGAGGATAGTCTGTTTTATCTGGAGTTTTTGGGGGTGCTTCCTGTTCAATAAGATTATCAGTTATCATGTTAATCATTTCATGTAAGGCGTTTTTCCATTTGTTTTTATCAAAACGCGGAGCTGATGCCTCAGCAAAACCTATATTATCCTCAACCTCTTTTAAAGAAGGCATTCTTCCCTGTCCTTCCTCCATAGATGAATCCATATCTTTTGTTACCCAACCCACATTTAAAATTTGTAAATTCTTTCCTCTTCTATGAAATTCTTTATAGTTGTTCTTAGTGATTTTAGGGATACCCACAAAATGCGCCTGCATTTGTAAACAATCTTCAATTGTTTGTGGATTCGGAATGTTATTTTGTTGTGTCATCCTTCTGCTCCTTTAACTTTTCTAAATCTTTAAACTTATTTATCTCTAGGGAGTTCTTTAAACTAAAATCTATTCCGGTAGTTAGTTTATCAATAAATGCCCTCTCTTCCATACTATCAGACAATATAACTTTATATATCTTACGCAAAAGATTGTATCCAACTAATTCATTGTTTATCTTTATGAATGATTGACAACACTCTCTAAGTAAGTATAAGTCGGCTAGGTTAAATGAAAGTGTGGCTTCTTGAGAAACATTCTTAGGGTCAGTGGCTATTAACACTCCCATTCCTATAGTTTGTATTAAGTCTACTGGAACAGGCACTCCAGCGCTAGGCATTAACTGTCTGGCTGGTATATGGATTCTTCCCTGCTCAGATGTATGTTCCATCAATAAGGTTATTGAATCACTTAAATACAATAATTCGTTCTTTGTTAAAGTTACTTCTTTAAAATCAATTAAAATTTCTTCTTCGCTATACTCAGAATAATGTTCTTGCTCAGACATATGGCTTTTCACCTATCTCTATAAAACACCTCCTGCAAAGAAAAAGACTTCTTTGTATTGAAGACTTAGTTTCCCAAACCTCAATGAAAGGCGGGTCTGAAAGGTGTCCCATTAGTTTACATAGTATAGCTTTAAAGTTAATCATATTTTATTATACTTATCATCACGTAAATTGATATTTACTCGCTCTTCTAATTCCCTAACTCTGTATGTTAAAGTATCTACTTTATCCATTAATTCAAGATGCATGGTTTTAATCTCTTCATAAGATTCTCTAAACTCATCAGACATCTGAATTAGGTATTGCATTATGTTTGACATGTACTACTCCCTAACTTATTTTAAGCTAAGTATACCTAATCAGTCAAACATATTAATACTAGTAATTACCATACCCCCCCTAGACACTTTAGTTAAATATTGCATATCTAAGGTTGTTACATACCAGACGATTCCTAAAGACTGGGCAGTCATTATCCCAATAACTGCTAAAGGTAATTTAATCTTTGTGAAGTCCATTTATTCTGCTATTACTTTTCTTTTCCGAACACACTTCCTGTTAATAAAGCACCGAAAGCTAAGTGGAATAATCCACCACCCTTTAATGTAAAGGGTTCATGTTGGGATACAAGTTTCTTTAAATATTCCATCTGTACTAAAGGGTCTTCAATTGCTTGTAGATGACTCATATAATCAGCTAAATCTAAACCTATTCTTGCAAACCCATAATAAATAGGGACTACCATAAAATCATATATGCAGATTACTAAGTAGACTATTAAAGCCGTCCATCGCCATCTCATAATACTCATCTTTTAACTACTCCGGAATAACGATGTTGTCTATTAGCTTTATAGCCGCATCAGAGAATTCTTGTAGTTCAGCCGCAAAAGCTTCTTTTTCAGCAGTAGTAATCTTCTTGTCTTTTAAAGCAGCGCTTAGAGATTGTATAACATCCATGCCCTCTTTTAAAACTTTCTTACCTTGAGCTGTTTGCCCTGAATTTAACTGAACAAATGTAATAATAAAATTAATGAAACCCATAATAGATTCCTCCTATAAATCTTCATCCATACATAAACACTGACCGTTACCGCAAATACAAGATGATACTATTTCCTGAGAACAATCGTAACACTCACAGTCGCAAACACATAATGTTTCTGTACATACACATTCACCACTTTCCACACATTCACAATTGTTATTTACTATTGTCATAACAATAACCTCACTCATTTTCAAGCACTTTCATTCCAAGTGCTATGATTCCACCAATTGTGCCTGTAGCAATCTCAGGCATACCATTAGTAGCCCCAATATAAGCTAAAACTCCTAAGACTAAAATAGCTAAAAATATCTGTGGTCTGAATTTACCTATAAATTTCATCCCGGTTCCCTTTCCTTAAACTATATTAAATTATTCTTTTAGTGCTTCTGCAATTTCATCCCGTTTTTTAGCCCCAGCACTACCTTCTGAGAAGTCTTTATGTCCCTGTTTCTTAGCCTGTGCTGTTGCAACCGCAAATGGATTTTCCACATCTTTTTCTATTATACCCATGAACGCTGATTTTTCTTGAAAACAGTTTTCACATATACATGAGTCTTTTACTAAATGTTTGGTTTGATTTAGTGGGTCATTTTTTACCCAGTCATTAAGGGCATCAGTCTTAGAAACGGTTGCGGGTAATACTATTTTTTTAATGGGTATACCAGTAAGGGTTGCTATGAGATTATCATAAGCTTCCGTAAAACTATTTTCCATTAAATGATTCTCTTATACTTTCTATTACGGCCTCTTGTATTTCAGATACATCAATATCGTTTGTATTTATTAAAGAAACCATATCTTCACCAGCATCATTAACTACCCAAGGTGGAGAAAGATGTTTCGGCGCTCCCGAAGGTATACCGTACTCTTGTAAGAAGGCTGAGTGAACCTCTCGCCTGCCTTCCTCATTCTCTAAAGCTGGAAAGACGTCACCTAAATTAAAAATACCCACATCTGTAGAGTTGGGGTAATTAATTGTTGGGGAAATTTCCTCCACTTCCTTTCTCATAAAATTAAGAAATGATTTAGTGAAGTCAATATCTCCATTAGATTTATATAGCAAAACAATATTCATTTTAGGTTCCTCCGTTGAATCCTCTTCTTTTATTAAACAAGAACCGTCTATACAAGAAGAAGTAGCAGCATCCTTCGCTTTTAATATATCGAAAGAAGCCCCCTGATTTACGCCTTTCTCACATACAGTTACTTCAGCAAGTTCTAATTCATCTACTTGCATAATACTCTGAAGACCTTTCTGTATTGTTTGGGTCTTCGTGGCACTACCTGCAATACTGTAGGATTTTAATTTACCTTCGTGAATCTGTTCCATTACTTTCTTAGCAATTTTAGTATCATTCCTAAGTTCCGTAATAAAGAATAAACCCTTATCATCCACACCGGACTTAAATATCTGCCCACCTTTAGATATGTATGCAGGTAGCGCCCACCCCACCTGAACATCGGAATGTAATACCATAGCATTCCGAGTACGGAAGTTGGACATATACTTCTTAAAGGCTTTCCCTAAAGCATCTGTAGTAATAAGGTGTCCTTCCCTGTCCACTAATTCAATTGAAGCTGGCCCGCCAACTACCAAAGAATCATCATCATTCACACCCATCTTCTGTATTTGTTTAGAATAAGTATCATTATCAGGGTAAGCTCTTGTTAAAGTAAGCATTTCCGCTGGTGAAGCTAAACCAGCTTTATATAACCGTTTATATTCATCTAATGCAGGTTTAATGTCTTCTACAGTCGTTCTTCCATCAGTAGCTTTCTCTAAGAAGATAACCGGACTATCATCATTCGGTAGGTAATAATCCCCCCAATTTGTGGGGCTTGGTATTGCTCCTGCTGATGTTTCAATTGTTTGTGTTGTCATATATTTTATCCGTATATTCCCCAAATAACCCCGGAAATTGTTGGGGTATTTTGAGCAGCGATTACTGATACATAACCTTTAAAATCTAAAGGCCAGTTTGAGTAAAACTCGTCTCCCCCTCTAACCGGAATACCAGTTGTGGAAGTGGCAGTTGTATTAAAAGCAACGTATACGATGTCGGCTGCTGTACCTGATTGGTTCTTTACATATATACCTTTTACAACCGTCATATCTGGTCTTTTTACTGAGGTAGATGCGTTAGCAGTTCCTGTCCATTCATAATTAACCCCTGTCGCGCCATCAACATATGTACTAACTGCTGTAGTATCTTCCCTAACTTCAAACATAATCTTATCTGCATAGAAATTAATGTTATGTTGTGTTTGTGTAGTTAAATATAATCTATATTTTACAGCGGCTGTGCTTCCAGCTATTGTATAAGCAGCAGTCACTCTAGTCCAAGAAGTTGCTAGG